ATTTATCTTTAATTGTTTTTATTTATCCGTCTATAAAAGCTGTTATATTAGATGTTGAAGTATAATCTAAGTTTAATTGAACATTTATATTATCTCCTACGTTATAAATTTCACCACCATTTTCATTAATTGAAGTTCCTGCTAGTGTTAAAGTGTCACCTGTTAAATTAACTTTAGTTACTGCAACGGATCCACCTGTTGAACCTACTCCTAATGCGTCATTTGCAAATGTAAATATATCACCTACTTTATATCCTGAACCTGCTGTTGTAACATTAAGTTCTACTAATTGTTGTCCACCATCAATAACTGCTGTGAAAACAACTCCTGTTCCTGCTACTGAATCTGTTGTATAAGCTGCTGCAAGATAATCACCTGTGATTGCTGCTGTTGGTTGAACTACTGTTCCACCACTTACTAAATCAGCTCCCACAGAAATTACATCAACATCAACACCACCTGCATTCGCTGGATGTGAGTGAGAAAATACTAAAGATGTTGCTGATGAACTGGGTGGAGTATAATTATATCTTACTGTTGCTTGACTTCCACCACCTTGTTGCCCGTTTATAACATCAATAAATGGAGTACCACCTACTACTTGTACTGGTTCAAAGAAATCTACCTTTAATGTTGAAGTATTATTATAGTCTACAGGAAATTGAGAATTAAAAAATACTTCTTTTACTTTATTACCTGCAATATTACCACCTTGGTGTAGTTGGTTAGTTAAAGAATTTAACGACATTGATTGTAAATATCTTTGTTGAGCCATAAAATCTTCAAATTGTAATTGCTCCGTTAAATATTTTTTCTTTTGTTCTGCTGGTGATAAAGATTTAACATCTTCTCTTATTAAGAAAGATTGCCAATTCCCTGGATCAGCTGCATTTGGATATAAAGCCATAATATTGTTTATTAGTTGTTTTATTATACATATTAAAAAGGATGTTGTTATGCATCTCTTTTAGATGTTGTCTTAAAAGTATTTGTATAAGGTGTTGGTTTTGGGTTCTCAATATCAAATAATGCTTTGACATGATTAAATATCTCTATGTTTTGTTCTTGCGTACGAGGTGACTCGTATATCTCCCAATTTTTACCTTTTATTCTTTTTCCATTTTTATCTGGTCCACGTGATTTAGATTTTAGCCATAATACTGCTACTCGATCAATATCTTTACCATAACATTCTTCATAACATTGAGCATATATTGCCCCTTGTAAATCGTATGTTGTTTGTAAGTGATTAGATGTTTTAAAATCTATAATCCAACGTTCCATTTTACCATCAATTTCGATCTCACATACTAGATCACAAGTACCTGCTACCTCAATTTTATCTGAGAATAAATGTACTTCGGCTTCAATTAATGTTGGGTTATAAGTTTCCCAAAAATCTACAAAACGTAAAAACATTTGCCATACATGAGCTGGCATTTTGGGGTTACCATCTTTATATAAAAATGTAATTTCTTCCCCATTTAACCAATCTTCAATCATTTCATGAACTAATGTTCCTTCTTCAGCTGCTTTTTTAACAATCCATTCAGCACTATAACCTACTTTTTTAAGCCAGTCTTCAAAATATTTACCTTTTGGGTAAGAACTTAAAACATGCGTTACTGATGGATAATATTTACCATTTCGTCTATAATACCTTGAATCAGGCATTGTAACTTGTTGGTAATCATCCGAAATTTCGAGTAATCTTTTATAAGATTTTTTTATCATAATGATAGTTTTTGCTCCATTAAGTCGTAGTAGGTAAGTGGAACTGTTTTGTGTATGAGTTTTGTGAAATTTTCGAAACCCATCTCACTCGGGTCCTTATCTTGTAAATCTACAAGATAGACTTCTTTACCTTCCGCTAATAGTTTTTCACAGAATTTTAAAGCTTGTTTAATTGCGTCCCTATCTAACGCAATGTAAATTTTATCTACTAATGAAGTAACTATTTTCTTCATTAGATTGTTTTGTATGTTTTTTCCTAATAATGGAATAGCATTTCTTTTTATAGCTAAAGCATCAAATAACCCCTCACATAAAATGATAGGCACATTCCAATTTACCATGTGTTCATTTGGAATTATATCTCTACTTACTTGAGGGTTACGATATTTAACATATGGTTCTTTTTCAAATGAACGAGCAGTAAAGTAATTTAACCTACCATCTGCATCATATGTTGGTAATATAATCATATTTTTATATAAACCATTCTTACAAAAACCTATATTATACTTTATTATATCGTGTTTACTCACGTGTCTCCTTTTTAAGTATGCTATAGCGTGTCGTCCCATTATATCGCTGTTATCAACGTCATTTAGGCTTATATATTCATCTGGTAGCGTTATAGTATCTACAGATTTATGTACATAGTTATCATCTACATTTTTAGATAATGATTTTGCTTCACTAATTTTATCTTGACTAGCACCTGCTATTCTTAATAATAAACTAATTGATTTACCTTTTTTACCACATACCCAACAATGCCAAGGATTATGTCCTTGTTTATTTTCAGTAAAATTAACTTCTAATTTAGGTTTGTGGTGGTTACAACTAGGACAGTTATAAGCCATATTACCACGAGCAGTTTGTTTACCCGTACCAAGTACTGAATTTACTAAAGTGATTAATAATTGGTTAATCATTTAAAACTATTTAATTTCTCATACAGGTTCATACCCGATAAGTTTTGTTTGAAGCTGTCTTCAAACCACGTCGCATAATGTAATGAATCTCCTTGGGTAATCAAACGAATTTTAGGGTAGTTTTTATATCTTGATTTAAACCAAACATTTGCTTTATGATTAGCCATTTCCCAAAATGCATTTTTTATAGGTGGTTCTACTAAGTAATGTAACATTATTATATCAACTGTTTCTTTTAAAAGATTTTCATATCTTTTATTTTCAACTTCTGGGGTTGAATCACATAACATTTTATGTGTTTGATTTATAATGCTTATAGATGTATTTAACGATGTAGCTTCTAAAGGTTCTAAGAAAAATGAGGCATTTCCATTATAAACTAAATTATTACTAAAATTATTTTTTCTATAAAAATTTTCAAAAGGCATTATATTACCTTCTTTAGCCATTAAATTATAATCTTTTAAAATAGAGGATAATTCATTTTGAAGCTTATCAAATTCAGCATATTGAGAATTGTAAATATAACCTACTGAACATCTATTTTGAAGTGGGATTAAAAATACCCATCCATAACTTTTAGCTATACAAATAGTTTTATCAAATGTTGGTTTATCCCAAGGGCATTGAACTACATAAGCTTTATTAACAGGTATAGGTGGTGTTTCAAATTGGTCTTTTGATAAAGTAGGTATGCCTGAACAATCGATTGTAAATGTTTCTAATTTACTATCAACATTTTTTTCAATAATATTAACTTTATCTTTTATATGTTCACAAATATAATTTTGTAATTTATTAGCATTTATATGTAAAGCCATATAACCAATCCCAAATAAATGTGTAAAAGGTTTACTACCCCAATTAATTTTTTCTATACCTTGTTTATAATGAGCATCTAATTTAAATAAATCATCATAACTTAAATCTAACTCTTTAGAAAGAAATTTAGGTAAAGCTAAGTCTGTACCTTCACCTACTGATAATGCTGGTTTTTCAGGGTCATGGTACCAGTCAATATCATACCCTAAATTTGAAAATTTTAAAGCATTTAAACAACCAACAGTACCTCTACCTATTATTGACAACCTTTTTTTACCCATACTAATGTTCCACTATTTCATTTGGATTTTCATATTCCTTAATCTCTGCAAAATCTTTAGTATAAAATTTCCCTAGAATATTATCATTAAAGAATTCATCTGGTTTTTCTAATACTTGATATAGCATCTGATATTTGACTTCGAAATATGTAAGTAATTTTTTACTAGGAAGACATTTAATTATTGTTCGTTCCCAGTCTTTAGTTTTACTTTCTTTAAGTATTTCCTTTATTTCTTTTTGTGATCCGTAATACGTAGCCCAATCAGATTCCTTGACAGCCAGTTTATAAGACGGTTTACGTCCTACTACTGCTCCTAAAGCTGCTATTTCTTTTTTTCCAAGTTTTACTTTTCTAGTAAAAAATAAGATTTTTTTGCCTATGTAAGTTTTGTTAGAAGGTATATGTTTTACCTTATAAACAAACCCATAAGTATTTGGAGGGAATTCTGTTACGTCATTAATCGTTTCACCGTTATAGATCCAACTCATAATTATTTGCTTTAATTAAACATTATTGCAACATGGCGATACATATTGGCTTATTTGTTAATAAAATATTTTGTGTGTTTTGATTGTGAGCTCGTTTTTACAGTAAACTCAATACTTTGTGGTGGTTTTGGATTATTCCCAAAATTTTTATTGTTATGGTCAATTATTTCTTTATATTTACTAGGTATATTAGGCATTTCACCTAATATTTTCCAAATTTGTTTAGATTCTTCACGTTTAGATATATGCCATCCATGATATGCCTTTAAAAAATATAATAAAAAATCACCTGGATATCCCACATCATATTTTAATGGTTCTGATTTTATATATTTTAATCCTAAACATGCGTATAGATATGCTGTATGGTCTTCTTTATTTTTACTAT